TCTCATTACGGAAGATTTTGCTGAATGAACTCTTACCGAAGCGCGTACCCTTTGAAGTCTTGTACCCTTTGGCGTTGAAGGTACGGCATATCTCAGCAACGCTTTCACCCTCTGCGTACATCTCAAATGCTTCCCGGACGATGTGAGCGGTATCTTCATCAATGACCAACTTCTTACCTTCCGATTTATAACCCAGGGGTATCTGTCCACCCAGGGAGTTGTGCTTATAGGCTGACTCACGCAGACCACGGTTTATCTTCTGGGAGAGTTCCGCACTGTAAAACTCAGCCATACCTTCAAGGACGGACTCAAGGATAATACCCTCTGGGTCATTACTGATATTCTCCGTGGCAGAGATAAGCTGTACACCGTTCTTCTTGAGTTTGTATTTGTAGTTGGCACTGTCATAGCGGGAGCGGGAGAACCTGTCCAGTTTGTAGACGATGACTGCATCAAACGTATGCTTCTCAGAGTCCTTTATCATCTTCAAGAATTGAACGCGCTTCTCAATATCCTTGCTGGCTGATGTGGCGCGGTCTGCGTAAACTTCCACCACGCGGATATTGTGGCGGTTGCAGAAGTCCCGGCATACTCTTATCTGTCCTTCAATGGATTGTTCCGTCTGGTTGGCACTGGAATAGCGCACGTACAGGCAGGCGGTCTTTATTTCTTCATACATGTTCGTTCCTCCATTTTACAAAGTCTATTACCCGGCATTGACGCTTTCCCCTTTTTCTGCCGCTGCATCACGGGCGTTCATGCAGACCTGGATAATACGGAACTGTCCATCATCGTCTGCGGAGCGGTAAGCGTCAACCAATAACTGTTCCTTGCTGGTTAGGGAAATCCCTATTGACGGGTTGCGGGTATCAGACATGCAGAGCAGATAATCCGTGGTGACACCGAAGTAACGTGCCAATTTCACGATGGCATCTACACCGGGGGCATATTTACCCTTCTTCCATGAAGTGATGCTGGCATTGGTTAAACCCGCTTCTGTTTCAAGGGTTTTGTTGTTCAATCCGCGTTCTTCCTGTAACTGCAAAATGCGGTCAATAGTAGTCATAGGGAACCTCCTGAGAAATTTATTTTGGGAAATCTCTAAAAAGGTGTTGACAAATTGGGAAATCCCTATTATACTATGAATTGTCAACAAGAGTTGTTTAAGGGCGCAAGAAACCCGCCCTCTGGGGCGGTAATTTTTAGCCCCGGAGAGTTCCCAATGCTATATAAGAGTGGCATCTTTATTATAAGCATTGAAGGACTTCTTGTCAACTATTGTTTGCAAACTTAAAGACAGGAAGGAGGTATCTACCGTGGAGGAACTTGATAGTGTACGTGAACGCTTGAAGCGTCACCGACTCTCTTTTGTCTGGCTGATTTTGGAATTGGATAAGCGCGGCATCGTGACCGATAAGACCGAAGTAAGTTCTGTCTTTGCCGGGACGCGCCGGGGCGCAAAGGCTGACTCCATCGTTCAGACCAGCATTGCCATTCTGGATGACTACGAAAAGAAGTTTGTCCACGATGATTAAACATGCTGACTGTGTTGCTGGAAGAAAAGCCCCTCTGTTCCATCCTTATTAGGAAAGTGGAAAGCTACTTCCAGGATGAAGAAAACAGACGGCGGTTTGAGGAATGGTACAGGAAGAAGTACGGCAAAGAGTACGAATGGAGGTAGGTGTTATGAGATGAAGCAATCAACGGTGAACCGCACAGTAGGTAACCGCTTTGAAGATGAACTGTGCGGACTTCTGGCAGAGCATGGTTGGTGGGCGCATAACATGGCGCAAAACCAGACGGGGCAACCCGCAGACGTGATTGCCGTGAGGAACAACATTGCGGTGCTGATTGACTGCAAGGTGTGTGCTGATAACCGCTTTGCCCTCTCAAGAATTGAGTGCAACCAGGAAGGGGCTATGACCCTCTGGGAAGCAAGGGGCAACGCATATTGCTACTTTGCAATGAAGTTGAACGATGACCGCATTTACATGGTTCCCTTTGATGACCTGTTACTGCGTCAGCTACACGGTCAGCGGACTATCGCGGAGAGTGAGTTTCCACGGTATGACACCCTTGATGAATGGTTAAGTAGCATGGAGGGTACGGCATGATTACGGAAATAGGAAGCTATCTCAAAATCACAGACCCGTCCCCGGCTATCATCGCATGGTGTAAGGACAATCTGGAACTCCCCAACCCTGAATACCAGAAGAAGGTGAGGATGCACCTGTGGGTGGGCAACACCCCGAAGCAGCTTACGCTGTATTCCACCAATGGAACTGACCTGATACTTCCGTTTGGGTGCTTGCGGTCAATCCTTCCGCTCCTTGAGGGCGATGTGAAGAAGCTGTTTAAGAAGCCACGGAAGGTTGACTTTGGAGGGAAGGTTCCGCTCTACGAATATCAGGAAGAAGCAGTTGGAGCGATGCTGATTAACCACTACGGTATTCTGCAATCCCCGGCTGGGTCAGGTAAAACACAGATGGGTATAGCCCTTGCTGCTGCCCTGGGTGTGAAAACACTCTGGCTGACCCACACCAAAGACCTGCTGTCCCAGAGTAAGACCAGAGCGGAACAGTACATGGATGGTTCCCTGATGGGGACTATCACCGAAGGACAGGTCAAAATAGGCAAGACAATGACCTTTGCCACAATCCAGACGATGTGCAAGGTTGACTTAGACCAGTACAAGGATGAATGGGACTGCATCATTGTAGACGAGTGTCACCGTGTCAGCGGTACGCCTACAGCAATCACCCAGTTCTCCAAAGTCCTGAACTCCCTACGGGCAAGACACAAGTACGGCTTGTCTGCCACGGTGCATAGGGCTGACGGTCTTATCAAGGCAACCTACGCGATGCTGGGTGAAGTGGTCTGGACAGTCCCGGATGAAGCCGTGAAGTCAAGAGTAATGACGGTCAACGTGGAGCCTAAAGGAACAGGCGTGGGACTCTCCCCGGCGTTCCTGAATAGTGATGGCACTGTGAATTATGCCCGAATGATAACGTATCTGACGGAGCATGAACCCCGCAACCAGCTTATCCTGGCTGACCTTGTGGAGAACCGTGACCATTACAACCTGATTTTGTCGGACAGAGTAGACCATCTACGGTATCTCTACTCCCAGTTACCCCCAGCACTGAAAGCGCAGGCGGCGGTCATTGACGGTAAGATGACCACTAAGACCCTGAAAGCTGAACGCGTCCAGGCGATTGAGGACATGAGGACTGGTGAGAAACGGTATCTGTTCGCAACCTACTCCCTTGCGAAAGAGGGACTGGATATACCCCGGTTGGATAGGTTGTATCTGACCACGCCACAAAAGGATTACGCGGTCATCGTACAGAGCGTAGGACGTGTGGCAAGAACCTTTAAGGGCAAGCAGCAGCCAGTGGTTTATGACTACGTGGATAGCATTAAGCTACTGATAAAGTCCTACAAGAAACGCTGCACCAGTTACCGTAAATGCGGTTGCAATATTATTGAGTAATATCAAGGAGGATATGAACATGATGGAAGTTAAGAGATGGGGCTATGTGCCTACCAACGGTTACTACTGTGTCGGTGATGTGCTTCCCTTCACCCTGAACGATGGTGAGCAGGTGGAAGCCCTGGCTGTGAAGCAGGAGCAGGACGGCATGGTTTTTGTGCTGGTTGACTGCCTGCATAAGGAGTACCCGATGAACCGTACCAACACCAACAAGGGCGGTTATGAGAAGTCCCTTCTGCGTAAGAAGCTGAACACGGAAATCCTTGACCGCTTCCCGGCTGAAATCCGTGAGAAGATGGTTGCGTTCCCTAATGGTGACCTGCTGCGTCTGCCTACTGAGCGTGAGATTTTCGGTGAGAATATCTTTGGCGCAGAGGAAGATGAAAGCGTTGAGCAGTGGAGTCCCATGAAGGAGCGTAAGAACCGTATTGCTTTCCAGGGCAAGGGTACTGACCGTTGGGAATGGTACTGGTTGCAGAATGAGTATGACGGTTCCGCTGCCATTTTCGCCGGTGTCGGCCGCAGCGGTCTTGCGAACTACTACTACGCGTCTTACGCTTACGGTGTGCGTCCCGCTTTCAAAATCTAAAATCACACCCCTTTATGGGGTGTGGGATGCGAAGGAGGACGTACCCATGCTGAATGTGCTATCGCTTTTCAGCGGCATAGGTGCTTTTGAAAAGGCACTGGAAAATCTGGGTATCTCCTACAATCTGGTAGGCTACTGTGAGATTGATAAGTATGCCGCGAAAGCTTACTCACTTATCCACAAAGTCCCGGAGTCCCTGAACTACGGTGACATTACCAGAGTGGATGAAACTGCAATCCCCGTACCTATTGACCTTATCACCTACGGATTTCCCTGTCAGGATATTTCCATTGCCGGGGCTAAGAAGGGGCTGGTCAACGAGGATGGCAGTAAGACCAGGAGCGGTCTGTTCTTTGATGCGCTGCGTATCATCGAAGCTACGAAGCCGAAGGTTGCCGTTGCAGAGAATGTGAAGAACCTCACCAGCAAGAGTATGAAGCCCGTCTTTGACATTGTTCTGAACAGTCTGGACGAAGCAGGATACAACAACTACTGGCAGGTAATGAACGCTGCTGACTACGGTATTCCGCAGAAGCGGGAGAGGGTCTTGATTGTGTCAATCCGTAAGGACGTTGACGATGGGACGTTCACCTTCCCGGAACCTGTACCGCTGACTACGTGCATGAATGATTTTCTGGATGAAGAAGTACCTGAAAGCTTCTACCTGTCACCTGAAAAGACGCAGAGCGTCATTGCCCACAATGCGGCACACGCAGGGCAAATGTGTGACAGGGGGGGGGATATGCAACACCCTCTTATCCAGAGATTACAAAGACCCTAAAGTAGTGAAGTGCTGTATGGAAATCATGCAGATTGCCGATTTGCACCACTACGGGAATGACCAGATGAACCGGGTATATTCCCCTGACGGTCTGTCCCCAACACTGAAAACCGTGTCTGGGGGGGCGGGAAGTGAAGATATATGACGGTGAGCGATACCGTAACCTGACCCCTACAGAATATTTCAGGCTGATGGGGTTCACGGACGCTGATGTGGAACTTCTCATGGCAAACGGTATTTCCAAGACGCAACTCTACAAAATGGCAGGTAACTCCATTGTGGTAAACGTGCTGGAACACCTGTTCAAGCAGCTTTACCCGCAGGACAGAGTGACAGAACTCAAGAACAAGTCCCTGGCACTGCTGGGTAGCCTGTAAAAATTTTCATCAAAATCTCTCCAATGCTTTCCGCATAAAGTGAGGGAAATAAGCAATGAAGGGAGGAAATCAAGTGTGCAAGATTATTACGTCTTGAACTTCTCTGGCGGCAAGGACAGTACGGCAATGACTCTTAGATGGTTGGAACTCCATAAGGTCAACCCCGTCCTCTACCCGCTGCACGAAGTCATCTTCTGTGATACCACAATGGAGTGGGAACAGTTGCTTAGACATGTAGCGAGAATACAGGAAATCGTAGAGCGTGAAGGTATCCCCTTCCACTGGTTGAAATCCGAAAAGTCTTTCTCCTATCTGGCGTTTGAGCATAAGTTCAAGTCCCGTACTGTTAAACAGATTTACCGGGATGTACCCCTGGTGGGTTACGGATGGGCTGGAAGCCGCAGTAGATGGTGTACCGCTCATTGCAAACAGGAAGTCATAGTAGCGCATGACCGCGAACTGTCCAAACAGTACAACGTCATCCATCTTATAGGGCTTGCTGCTGACGAAACTGAACGCTTAGAGAGGAAGGGCGCACAATCGCCCAAGAAACGCTATCCACTTGCTGAATGGGGCTGGTCAGAAGCGTACTGCCTACAGTATTGCTACGATGCAGGTTATGACTGGGAGGGGCTATATAACTACTTCCAGAGAGTATCTTGCTGGTGCTGTCCTCTGCAATCGCTTGAGGATTTGCGAAAACTGTACCACCACTTCCCTGACAAGTGGCAGGAACTCAAGGAACTGGACGCTAAGACATGGCGCGTGTTCAAAGGGTACTACACCGTAGAAGATTTGGAACAACGCTTCATATTGGAAGATAGGTACTTGAGTGAAGGAAAGTCTATCAAGAGCAGGGTTTTCCATGCTGAACTGAAAGCTATTGTCCCCCCCCGAATACCCTTGAGGTTGGAGTAATGAAGCGAAGCTTTTACGAGAAGTACAAGGATGGGAGGTAAAGGATGATAGAAAACACATTCATATTCGACTGTGAGGTTTTCGCCCATGACTGGCTGTTCGTGTTCAAGGAGTTATCCACCGGGCAGTACACAGTTATCCACAATGACAATGACGCTGTGCTGGCGTTCATGGAACAAGACCCCTTCCTGGGCGGGTTCAACAATAAGCACTATGACAACCACATTCTCAAGGCAGTCATGGTTGGGTTGACCCCGGAACAGGTCAAGGAAGTCAATGACCTTATCATTGTGGAGGAAATAGACGGCTGGGATATTCCCCTGCTGCGTGACTACAGAGTATTCTTCCATAGCTTTGACCTGATGGATGACTGTCAGGACGGCACTTCCTTGAAGGGAATTGAAGCCCACCTGGGTATCCCCATTGAAGAAACGGAAGTAGACTTCAACATCACTCGCCGCCTAACCCAAGAGGAACTGGCACAGACCATTGCCTACTGTAAGTATGACGTGGACGCTACTGAAATCCTCTACAAAATCAGGGTGAATTACCTCAAGAACAAGGCTACTCTGGGCAGAGTCAGAGGGTTGGATGAACGCAAGGCTATGTACATGACCAACGCGAAGCTGACCTCTGTGTACCTGCAAGCCCAGAAGCCCAGTACCCCGTGGGCAGATGAACGGAACTATCAGTACCCGGACAAGCTGCTGCGTGAGTACATCCCGCAGGAGGTCTTTGACTTCTTTGACCGCCTGCATGACCCCGCTGTGAAGGACATTGACCTTTTCGGAGGTTATGACGAACACGGCAAAAAGATTAAAGGCGCAAGCCTTGAAATCATGGTTGGTGAGTGTCCCTGCACCATCGCCTACGGCGGTATCCACGGTGCAATTCCCACCTATACCGAAGAAGCCACGGAAACGCGCTCCATTCGTAATAAAGACGTGGCAAGCTACTACCCGCACCTGATGACCATACCGTTGTCAAAGGGTCAGAAGTACGGATTTTGTAGCCGTAACATTCCTTCTCCTGAGGTCTTTGTACAGACCCTTGAGGACAGAGTTAAGGCTAAGAAGTCTGGTGACAAGGACACGGCAAACGCGCTCAAGCTGGTACTGAATACCACCTACGGTACGATGCTGAACGGCAAGAACGGCGTTGCCTACAATGACCTCTATGACCCGCTGATGGGGCGGTCAGTGTGCATCACTGGACAGTTGCTTCTGCTGGAACTGTCCGTACACCTTATCCGTGAGTGTCCTACTCTGAAAATTATCCAGCTTAACACAGACGGTATCATGGTGAGTTTCGACAACTCCGATGAAGCCAAGTGGCAGGAGATTACCCAGGAGTGGCAGGACAGGACAGGGTTTGAACTGGAAGAAGATTTCATCCAGAAGATTGTCCAGAAGGACGTAAACAACTACGTGGAAATCCCGGTAGGTGGCGGCAAGCCGAAGGTCAAGGGCGGTCAGCTTGTAAGAGGTATCCTGACCAACGCCAACATGGACTTTACGGAAATGGGACTCCCGGCATGGGATAACATGAACGGCGGCGCGTTCAACATCAACAACAATGCCGTGGTGATTGCAAGGGCTATCCAGCAGTTCTTTGTGGATGGCACACCCCCGGAAGATACCATTGCTGCCAGTGACAACATTCTGGACTTCCAGTTGATTTCCAAAGTAGGCGGTAAATACTCCACCTGCTTCCAGATGGTAGGGGATGAAAAAATCCCTGTCCAGAAGGTCAACCGGGTCTACGCTACGGATGACCTGAACTGTGGCACTCTCTACAAGACCCATGCGGTGACGGGCGCGGACTCCAAAGTTCCCAGTCTGCCTAAACACTGCATCGTGGATAACAACAACCACTTGTCTATTGAAGTGGTTGACCGCAAGTGGTATTTGAAGCAGGCACAGAAGTACATCAATGACTTCCTGGGCGTAAAGCCCCCGCGCAAGAATACCCGCAAAATCAACACCATCAAGAAAAAGACGATGGCACTATTAGAAAATCTCTAAAGGAGGATTATAGCAATGGCTAATATCTATGAAAGCATGAATGTGCGTCAGAAGCTTGCAAAGGCGCGTCTGTATTTCCTGAACCAGAAGGTGCAGAAGTCTGGTAAGAACATGCACCTTGAGTTCAAGTATTTTGAGTTGGAGGACATTGTTCCCCCGGCACTCCGTATCTTTGCCCGTGTGGGTCTGACTACCAGTATCCAGTTCACTAATGAGATGGCGATGATGAATGTCTACAACGTGGACAATCTGGAAGAAGCCCCTCTGGTCTTTGTGGTTCCCTACCGTGAGGTCAAGCCCATTATCAGCAACCAGGGCAAGGAAGTTACCAACCCCATGCAGGCGTTGGGTTCCTCTATCACCTACCTGCGCCGCTATCTGTGGATGGCTGTGTTGGATATTACGGAGCCTGATGATGTAGACGCTACTCTGGGTTCCGATGACAACACCGATGAACCTAACGAGTTCGCAGAGGAAGCCGCTGCCGCTGCTCCTGCCACTAAGAAGGGCAAGAAGGAGAAGAAAGCCCCGGCTACTACCGCAGAGCGTGAGGAAGCCAAGAAGGAACTGACTGGTGCTGACGGTGCTGCTTCTGAGGAACAGATTGCCGAACTCAAGACCCTGTGCCGTGACCTGATGGACAAGGACGAGGAACAGGAGGAATTTGTACAGCAGATTGCCCTAAAAACCGATGGCTTTACCAACATCGCTGCGTCTGCCTGTGCTGAACTCTGCAAGAACATTGCGGAAATCATCTCCCAGTATGGAGCGTAACCCATGCCTGACATGGTAAACCACCCGGCACACTACGAAACGGGTAAGTTTGAGTGCATTGATGTGATGGTAGAAACGCAGGGCGTGGAGTCCACCATTGACTTCTGCATTTGCAATGCACTCAAGTATCTCTACCGTCACAAGAGAAAGAACGGTCTTGAGGATATTAAGAAAGCACGTTGGTATCTGGACAAGGCTGTGGAATTGGAGGAAGCGAAGCATGAGAAAGCTTAAACGCAGTATCGCACGTGCCAACATGCAACGTGCTGGTTATCAGCATATCAACCGCAAGGGTGCTGACAAGCAGAGTTTCTTTTCCCTGAACTGGCGTAAGTTCGTCTACTAAGATAAGGAGGACAATTCTATGAAGTGGAATGAGAATAACACCATTTCTATCACACCCCCGGCGAAGCCTAAGAAGTGTACGGGTACACGTTTCGCCGCTATTATGGGTCTGAACGCGTGGACTACCCCGTTCAATGCCTGGTGTGCTATCACCCGTACCTATGAGGAACCTTTTGAGGATACCATCTACACCCTGGCTGGTAAGGCAATCGAACCGAAGCAGGCTGACTACATGAAGGAGAAGTATTTCTGGAAGAATCTGACCACTCCTACCGATGTGTACGGAGCGGACTACTTCAAGAAAACCTGGGGCGATTTCTTCAAGGATGAACCCATTTTCGGCGGCATGTGGGACTACCTGTTCACCGATAAGAACGGCAAGCCTACCACGGTGCTTGAGATGAAAACCACGAAGCGCAGTGAGGACTGGCTTGAGGATATTCCTGAATACTACGCTTTGCAGGCTGCACTGTACGCCTGGTTGCTGGGTGTGGATGACGTTATCATGGTCTGTACTGTCCTTGAGGACAAGGACTACCAGAACCCCGAAGCGTTCATTGTAACCCCGGACAATACCTTTGAGCGTTCTTTCAAGGTATCGGAGCGTTACCCGAACATGGCTAAGACCATCAAGAAGGTGGAGAAGTGGTGGAAGGAACACGTGGAGGGCGGCGTTTCTCCGAAGTATGACGAGAAGAAGGACGCTGAAATCCTCAAGGTTCTCCGCGCAAACAACCTGTCCCCGGACAGTGACCTTGATGCGATGATTGCCGAAGCGGAGCAGTTGCAGGCGAAACTGGACAAGGTTGCAGAGGAAACCGCCGCTGATGAAAAGCGGCTGAAAACCCTCAAAGACCTTATCAAGGAAGCCTGTACCGCGAAGTTCCGCGATGGCGATAAGCAGGTCATCATGGAGGGTTCCAAGTATAACTGGGTTACTTCCCGCAGTGTCACCAAGAAGATTGATGAAGCTGCGATGAAGAAGGACGGCGTACTGGATAAGTACAAGACTGCTGAAACTGTTACCTATCGTCTTACACTCAAAGAGAAGGAGTAACCATGTACATTAACCCATTCGTTTTCGGTGTACTGACCACCCTGTTTGTGGAAATGGCACTGTATATCGGCGTTATGGTCTACGTCAACGTGTCCTGCGCCTACAAGAGCAAATATTCTAATCACAATAACAACGCCAAACGGCGTTCTCAAGGAGGAAATTACAATG